GTACCTCGCCCGATGCACTGGCTGTACAGCGCACGGCTCTTGGTCGGTCGCATCATGGCAACCACCTGAACGCCGCGCCCGTCCAGCGCCGCGTCATCCCAACCCTCGGTGGCCACGCCGACGTTCACAAGGAACTGGTAGCGGCCCTCTGCGAAGCCGGCGAACCGCTCGCGGCGCACGTCGCGATCGGTCTTGCCGTCGACTGCGACGGCGCACGCGGCCCGGTGTCGGTTCAAGATCTCCGCAATGCGGTGCGCATGCGCGACACTAGCCGCGAACACGATGCACCGCCTGTCGCCTGCGATGTCAATGGTCGGATGGACCATGCCGTGCAGCGTCTCTTCGTAGCGCAGCACGTTGTCGAGGTCCGCCCCGTTCAAGTCCCCGGCGGTAGTCCGGCACTCGCTGAAGTCGAGTCCGGCGACATTGACCACGCGCTGCTTGATGTTGACCAGCCAGCCAGCCTCGACGCCTTCGCGGATGCCGAACTCATACGCGCACTTGGCGAACATCTCGCCAAGCGCCGCCTCGTCCGTGCGGTCCGGCGTGGCCGTAACGCCGAGCACGCGGCAGGATTCGTTCTGCTTGTAATGATCGACCACGGCGCGATACGAATCTGCCACCGCATGGTGCGCCTCGTCAACGATCACGAGTCCGAACTGCTTTGGGTCGAATCGCTGCATGCGCTTGCGGTCGGTTCGCCCGGCTACTTGCGTCTGCACGGTGCTGACCACGACCTGCGGACGGCGCAGGTAGGAGTCGTCAACTCGCGCGGCCCCCATCTCAATCCCGACCTCAAGTCCGGTCATACGGTGAATAGTCCGAGCCGCTTGAGTGATGAGTTCCTCGCGGTGCGCTAGAACCAGTACGCGGCACGGCGTGCGGCTAACCCATGATCGGATGATCTCCGCGAACACCACAGTCTTGCCGAGCCCGGTTGCCATGACGATCAGCGCGCTGCCATGGGCGCGCATCGCCTCGGTGGCCGCGTCGTGCGCGGCCTGCTGGTAGTCGCGCAGCGCGACTACCGGATGAGTTGTAACCATCTGCGTCCTTTCACTTGAAGTGCGTAGCCCTGCACGGTGCAGGCTCCCGGGCATGAGGACCGCCCTCATGCCCGGCAGCGCGTACCGTCATCCATGTCAGCCGCGCTGTGCCTTCGGGATCAGATCCCATTGCCGCTTGCTAACCCAGCCGCCGCCGCGGCAGGTATCGCATCCTTCGCCACCGCAGACCGGACAGACCTTGTACGGCATCGCCTGCTTCAGAGCGGTCCGGGCGTTCTTGAGGTCCGCCTCAACGGACTGCGCGTTGATGAAGTGCCCATGCGCGGTCCCGGCCACGCGCTGTACGGCTAGCAGGGCGTCATCCGTTGCTTTGATGGCGACCTCGACTGCTGCCTCTGCGGCCATCATTACGCGGTCAATCTCGCTGACTTCACCGATGTCCTCGGCCACTTCCAAAGCGCCGCCGACCTGCGACTCAATCTGCTGGTCAAGCGCTGCCGCTTCCTCGGCCTGCTTGGCATGCGCCCATACCATCTGCCGCGTCACCGCGCAGTGGGACGCAATGTCAGAGTGGTTTGCGTCCGGACGGGCCAGCAGCGCAAGCGCGACGGCGCGCCTCTTGTCTGCGTTAGTCCGGCGGACGCCGTGCCGCAGGTTAGCCTGTGCGGCTAACCAGATCGCGTCCATACGGTTTCCCTCTGTCACGATCGCGGCGATGGTCTTTGCCTTCAGTGCCTTGGCCGCCATGACTCGGTGCCAACCGTCAACGCAGTACAGAGTCTCGCCATCCTTGACCACGGAGATCGGCGGGAACTGTTCGCCCGCTTCCATCGCCACCGTGTAGTCCTCGACTGCCTCGGCTGTAACCGAAACGCGGGGCTGCATGTCCCGGTCCAGCACGATCTGCTTCACCTTCAGTTGCTGTGTCTTCTCTGCCATCTGCGTCCTGCAATCTTCCCGCATCAGAACCCGAATGCTCCGCCCCCGACGAGCGGGGGACAATCGAAGGCGAAGCGACGCATCGTCACCGTCATGTCCTGCGCTCATCTCACCATTCTGCTGCAGACGATGCAGCCACCGCGTGAGCGCGTCGAGTGCGAAGCCTAGTGGCTTCGGCGCTGGGTAGGGGCGTGGCCCCAGCGTCTACGTCATCGACCTAAACAACGCCATGTCGGCTGGCGCCATGCGCCCCGCAGGGCTGCTCCGCTGGCATGGTCCGCGGATGAGTTGTGAAACCCGATGCGCACCTGTCGGTACGCACCGGGCAGAACGGATCAAGAGTCCTGTTCGTCGCGCGCTTGACGGGTGATCCAACCGTCAATGCGAGTCATCAAGGACTTTGGCCACTGCGCCATGTCCTCGGGCGCGCCAACGCCCTTACTGCTCATCGCCGCGCGCAGCGCCTCGACCGCCAGCCCGGCCTCGTTGAGCCGCTTCCGCAGAGCAACTGCGCCGCGGATGCCGATGAGGTCCGGGTCATGCTGTCGATCATCGCGCCGGTCCACCTCCTGCTCTTCCTCGCGCGGCACCAGCAGCAAGTCACGCAGCATGTATGACTGACTGGTTGTCAGCGCGCCGGCTAGCGCCTTGTCGAACGGCCTACCCTTGTCCTCGATGATCGGCCACGGGACCGGCCCCAGCGTCATCGGGTCACCGACGCCGAGCGTGACGATGTAGGTAGACATCACAAAGGGTTGACCGTCGCGCAACTCGACGGTCCAACCGATGCGCGCGAACGCGAGCCCAGCGCTGTGCAGCGCGGCACGGCACGCGGACAGCATCCCCTCGGCGCTGGTGTATGCGTATCGGTGGTGCTGGTTCACCGCGTCCTTGCTGACGGCGCTGATGGCCTGCTGCGCCTTGATGAGGGCAAGCCCGATGCTGTGGTGCTTCTCGCTCATGGCTGGCCCCCGCGCTTCGTGCGGACCGTCGCGCGCTGGTGCGACGATGGCCGCATATACGGCTCGGCCATGTCCGGATGGTCTGCGCGGAACTGCTTCGCGTCGAATCGCTCCGTGCTGACCTCGCTGATGGTGACCGTGTAGCCGCCGCCCTCGCCGCGCAGGCTAGTGCCTAGCGCGGTCAGCAACCGTGCGCGCGCGCCGTCCGCCACTTCCTGCGCTGCGGCCAGCGCCTTGCGCGCGCCTTCGTCGGCCACGAACAAGGCTGGGTCAATGCTGACCGTAGGCCCGTCCTGCTTGCGCAGGCGCTTGGCGACCTCAAGCGAGGCCACCGCGTCCGGCGGCGTGTCTTCGGTGACGCGCTGCCAGAACGCGTCAACGCGGTCGATGATGTGGGCGGCGTAGTCCGCGTCCCACTCGACACGGTGCAACTGGAACCGCAGGCCACGGTCCCCCATCAGCACCCCAACCCACGCTCGATCCGATGACGCGCACGCCATTTGGTACATGACCTGCGCCTTGACCGCTTCGGGGACATCCGGACTGCCGTCCTCGCCCCACTCATCGGTGCGGCCCGTGGTCTTGGCCTCCACGATTGGCGCGCCACGCTTGGCGCTTCCAACCATGCCGTCGATGTTCGCCCGATGGTGCGCCTTCGCCCCGACGAAGGTGCTGGAAGGCGAGACCACGCGCGCCTCCAGCCGCTCGCCTGCCAACTTCAGAATGACGGGCTCAAGCGCGGACCCCATGGCCATCGCCAAGTTCTCCGGCTGCGGCTCTGCCCGTCCCGTTCGCACCAGCCACAGGTCCATCGGCGTGGCCCATGGGCTGATGCCAAGGATGGTCGGAACATCCGACGATCCGATGCCGCGCTCGCGCGCGGCCCGTTGCGTTTCAGTGATCACTTGCGTCCTTTGCTGCTTGGGCGTCCCGTCGGGCGCCGCTTGAACTTGGGCAGGTCAGCCACGCGCCATAGCGCGAGGTTGCCAACCCGGACTGGAACGATTCCGCGCGTCCGCGCTATCGCTTGAACCCTCTGACGAGTCACGCCGATGCGTGCCGCTAGTTCTTGGGATGTCAGGTAGCCCGTCATATCAGTATTGATACCGTGCGGCAACACTTCGCGCCTCGTCAACCATTTACAACTTCCTCGCTGTAGACTCCCGCCGCGCGTCCGGGGCTAGGCGGCGCGTCCCCGCCTGCCCCGGCGCGCTTTCCATCAGTTGCTGCTGATGAACGGCTGACCTTCCGAGTTGTGACGCGGGGGGCAGACGCCGGGCAACGCGGCGTAGGCGTCGCCTAGC